AGATGCTCTGGACATGGACATACATGTGCGTGCGTGAACATAAACGCGCGTGGGCGGGCGTGCGCACGTGTGCATCCGGGGGTACCCCTATGGGGGGTTGCGTCCCTGCTCCAGCGTAGTATTAGGCTTCACAAATTTTAGTCAAAAAGTAAAGACCCCTCTATATGGATCTAGAAGGGGCTTATTTTTTCTTTTTGATGTCCGTAATCCAAGGAGCAGTTAGACGCATCTCAGGGAGCCTTGTAGACGTATCTGAAGGTTTTTCCGTGTAAATTGGCGACACCATATCAGGTAAATCTGTCTCATGAAGCGTTTTCCACTCCTTAATCGCTTCATCAAGCTCTACTTTAACACGATTATTAATAAAAACGTTTTCAATAAAGACAAGAAAACCAAGAAGTAGGTGATCTACCCACGGTATCTTGGTTTTCCATGCCTTATAGAGTGCTTTGAACTCATTTAACCTTAGAGTATTCATCATAATTCATTTCTAACCAACCAGTATTTAGCTCATTCCAGAATGCTCTTTGAAAGATCAAGCCAAAGCAAGGATCATCAAATTCAAGTCTAAACATAGCGGCATTATAAAGGTTATGAGAAAACAACTGCCACACTTCAATCATAATTCCACATTGCTTCACAAACATTAGGAAGGAACTGATACAGCAAATCTTGCACTTGTGCTGCAATCAATGCATGTTCTTTCTGAGTACCATTACTTGTCCTAAGGTCACAATAATGCAACCAAGACCTAATAGTACCATTCATGTACAACTTAGTTGGTGCTGCCATTGGAAGTACTTCTCTTGCACATTCTTTAGCTACCCCAGCTTCTACTAACTCCTTATAAAGACCATAACAGTCAGAATACAGTGACCCTATACGGAATTGAAAGTTCTTCTTTACTACCTCATCCAAATCATCAATACTATTCTGTCTATTCTTTTGATCTTGCCTACGTAGTTCAGGAATACCTGCTTGTTTCTCTACCTTGGCATACCGTTGACTAAACTCTTGAAAACTAAAGCTACGATGCCTAAGGATCTGTGCTGCAATAGACCGTGTTGTTTCAATAGACACACACATGTTCACCATTTCAAAAGGTGACCAATGGTTATGATTGATGAGGTATTTAATCAGCTTAGCACTGGTCTCAGTGTTATGTTGATTAGCTGGATTAGATACCCTTGCCATGTAAGCAATAAGATCTTCAGCATCAGGAGTAATGTGTACGAGGGTGGCGGTATGGGTCATTGGTGGTGGTCGTTTTGGTAGATGGAAGAAGCAGTAATATCATCCCATGCTGTAGGGATATAACGTTTACGAGTACTTACCTTATATTCAGAATCGTAATAATCATTAGCTACACGTATTTGCTTAAGTTCATTGGTTGTTTTAGGATGTCGAAACTGATTACGTAGTGGTTGCTTACGATTTGTTCTACTCATTACGCATACAGTAGTATAAGTAGTGACGGGATTCAGAAGGATGGAGAGAATCAGTACTCACTAGATTCATGTAAGTAGAGTAGATGAATGAACTAAGAGGGAGATGTTTGTCTTTGGAGTCTTTGTTCCCTCACTGTTCATTAGGAAAAAGGGAAAGATTGTCTCGTTAGAGACTAGTCTTTCCCTCCCAGGAGTCGGGTCCACCCTTCCCTTCTCCTGTATACACCCGTGGTTACGCTTAAACCCAAGTGGGGACTGATTTTTTACCATCTAACATTCTAGCTTGTTTTCTTTGGTCTAAATTAAAGCCAAAAGCCATGTGATTAGCAGCTGCTTGAGGATCATCTAGCCAAGCTTCCATTAGATCATTCCAGTCTTCTTGTTTACGTTGTTTAATAGTTTCATGAGCACTAATAGCTAGTGCATCTGTGAAGTATTTAACACCTTGAGCTAGGGAGTCTAATCTGTCGTCATGTTTTACGGCACCTTTCTCACGACACATCCTCGACATCTGATAGAACAGCATATAAAGGAGTCTAGTTTCGGGTGCGGCTTCCTTATTCGAGTTGAAGTCCCATTCCACCACAGACCTATTAATAATAAGCTTATGTTGATTAAGGATAGGCTCAAGGGTATCAATAATACGGTCTTCTTTTCGGACATTAGCACGTACCTCCTCGATGTCTATAGCTTGTTTAGTTTGTTGGAGGTGTTTACGAAATAGTTCACCGACAATACCATCACCAAAGTTAGTTTCAATAAGTAGTTTAGTAACACCATACTTTTTACAACCTCTAAGAATGTCTAGGAGAGTGTTGTCACTATAACCGTCTTGATAAGCACGTATTTCGTGAAGGTAAATAAAACCGTTACGTTGACTAAGGAAAGAAGCAGCTGTTTCGTCTGTACCTCTACCTGATGGGTCTACTGAGCAGATTGTTTCTGTATACGGTAACCAATCACCTTGCATGATTTGTGGTGAGTAGAAATAGTCACCAGGTAGACCAACAGTAGGTAGATCTTTAATAACATTAGATGGGTCTGAACACCAGACTACAGCATCAGGACATTCCTTAGGGTTAACTGCTGTAACGATGAGGTCTGCCATCTTAAGTGGGAACTTCTCAGCATCACTAAGGCTGGTGTCTAGCATGAACTGTAGCATAAAGTTGCTACGACCCATTGATGCTTCACGTTCAATTAGATCATCATTAGAGAAGCGATCAGGGTCTGTTACATCCCATGATTCAGCACCAGCTTCTATGTCTTCTTGTATTTGTGGAGCAAGCAGACCTTCGTAGTTAGATAGTTTACGAGGGTAACGTGCTGGCCAGACAAATGGTTTGTAGTTACGTTCAGCTAGCTTACGGTAGATAGTAAAGGTTGTCTGAGGTGTACCCAGGTACATAATGCGTGAGTCTTTCTTTGGTGTAAGGATAGACTCAGCCTCAGTACAGAGTTGAAGGAGCTTCTCTCGCATCATCTCTGTCATGGAATTACCAGGTACTTCAATATCGTCTAGAATCATCAGGTCAGCACGAGAACCAGTTAGCTGACCTGTGATGCCTACTGATTTAACGGAAGGTGCTTGGTGAGGAGAGCAGTTCACGTCAAAACTGATACGTGACCAACGAGCATCATCACTTTTTGGTCTCAAATGTGATAGCCATGGTGTCTCAATGATCAACTTTTGAAGGAAGATACTCATGTTGTCTGCCCTTTCCTTAGAGGCAGAGATAATCATAATCTTCTTCTCTGGGTTATTGAACAGTGTCCATAGAACGAAGGCACCAGTAATCCAGCTCTTACCGACTCCTCGGAATGCTTGAATCTGGAGTCGTTTAGGACCGTGTTGTAGGTAGTCAGCAATAGCGTATTGTGCTCGGGTAGGAGAAGGTAGATCTAGTTGACTCCACAAAGCTTGAAGGAATACTCTAAAGTCCTCTTTAAGTAGATCTAAGGTACTCCTCTCAGAATCGTCTGTACGGTGCCTGTTTTGTGAATTTCTCATGCGACATTGAAATCAATAGGTTGAGCCTGTTCCTGAAGCCCTTGGGCTACGCATATGGCTTGTCTGATCCTTTCCAGGATTTCTAAACGCAAATACTGTTTAGCTTTAATCTGTTTTCGCAGAGTTTGACCAAGTTCAGCTAATTCTTCTTCTGTCCAAATTGGTGCTTTCAATTCTTTTTTGTAACGTCTCTCTAAGCACTCAGCTATTTCATGAGCACGCTCAGGAACAGAAAACAAAGCTTTAGAACTTAATAGGGTATTACATTCACGACAGCAATCAACTGTTTCACCAATACCATTAGCGGCTTTTGGGCGGCCATTACGGAGGTATGCAATAGGAATAATGTGATCTTTTGTATCAGCGGGCATCCCGCAATAAGTACAGTACATAGTGAAAAATAATGGCGCCTACACAAAAATGTAAGCGCCTATGGTAAAAATTAAAGACCAAAGCCGGTAATCATATCCCAAGTAAGTTTTGCTGCTCCTCCAGCAAATGTCAGGATACCCATCATAGCTTGTTGACTAGTCGTAATAAGATCAGGATGGTTAGGCAAAGATGGTTGTGCTTCCTCCATTTCACCTAAACGTCGTTGTACATTTGACCAGTCAACCTCTTCTTGACGGTTTTCTGCACCAGAACCGATTTCTCTATTCTCTGGACGATCACCAATAGCACCACCATATGCTTCTTTTAATCGTCCACGTGCTCTTGCAACGCTTTTTCCACGAGCCTCTACATCTTTAAGTTGAGGACCAGTCAAACCAACACGCTGACCATGAAGAATTTCTACATCTTCACCAGCAGCTCTGCGTTGTTTAACTTCCTCTTCTTGAGCGCGGTTTTGAGCACGCTGTTCTTTAGTAAGAGAACCCGTAGATATACGACGATTTTCAGTACGTTGTTTGTTGTAAACACTTCGACCTTTACGACGTGCTTCTAAGCTTTTATAGCCAACCTTACCTCGCCCTTTACTTTCAAGTCGCTTGCCTTCTGGAGGAGGACCAAGTTTTTCTTGAATCTGTTGAGGTGTTATAGAAGGGTTAGCATTTTTTAATTTCTGAGCCTTTTCAAGGTAAGATTCGGCCATAACTACTGTATATGTTGTAAAATAAGTCCTTCCCTATGGGTAATCCCAAAGGTTTCTCTCATCCATGATAACCAATTTCTACTTCCTTTAGCCTGATTACACTCCCAACATGAGGGAACAAGGTTTGATGTAAGGTCTTCACCACCAAAGCAGCGAGGACGAACGTGATCAAGTGTAAGTTCATGTAATTCATAATGATTTCCACAGTAGACACATTGACAATTAAAATGTTCCTTAATGGCGCGTCTCCAAAGACGCTTTGCTTCGGGACTTGTCATCGTTATTAGGTTGTGGAGGTAGTGATCAGGGGACGGAAGTAGCGGTGTCATTTCCGAGATCGGTTTCTAGCTCGATTTTTTGAGGCTTTTTCAAGTACTGTTGAACCATCTTTTTATGTGATACGTCTTTACCGTCACCATTACCATAGGTGCCACGTTTTCTGTTTTCACGATTAAGTTCAACACGTTTTTGGATTTGCATTGATTGACGATTGTAGCGTGCTTGTTGTTTAAGACGCTTCTTTCGTGCTTCCGGGTTGTCTTTGTAGTATTTAGAGGTACGACTTACCATAAAGCCTCTTCTGTACGAGTTCAGGATCTACTTTAGGGAGGACGTTAGCCAGTTTATCAAGAGGATTACCGTCATATGCGACACCACTAATGTCATTCTTAGCTAACCAGTCACATGCAGCCTTTAATTCTTGAGCGGTGGCTTCTCCACTCTTGATTCGCTTGAGGAATTCAGTAGTAACGAGGTTATGTAACTCGTTAAACATGTCCTCAGTTGCCTTATTCTTAGCCATGTCTAAGAGCTATTTGATCTAGTTTGTTTTCAATGCGGATCATGTGATCCTCCATCTTCTGAAGAGCAGCAGATAGCTCTTGTTTTTGTACGTAGTGCTCAGCTACACGGAGTTCTACCTTGTCTACACGACTATCAACGTCGCTGATCTTGCTATGTAGACGGTTATGAACAGAGATGATGGCAGTAAGGAGAGCAATACCTGCTGCTGCACCTGCTTCAATCATTTTCGGACATCAATCGAATAAGTTTCTCGGGGTAGGCTGGGTCGGTTGCATAACCTTCACGTTTAAGAAGGCGTGCGCAGTCTTCCCGAGACACAGCTCGGTTGACGCCTTTGTAGTTTTTATAGTCTCTATACCAACGATCTACGAGATATGAGACACAGGTTTGGAGATCTGGGAAGTCAATAAACCCTGCACGGATGGTGATCCATTTACCGTTGATGAATTCTTTGGTTTCACGCTCAGTACCTGAACCCTTCAAGCCGAATGCGTTCCATTTACCAGAGAAATGCTTTCCAAATCCGCTCTCTAATGCCCATTGAGCAGCAACAACTTCTGGATATTTAGCTCCAGCATCCTTTGCAGCAGCTTTAACTCCCGCCCAGGTGTTGTCGTAGGTAGTGATGGGACGTGTTTGTTGGGTAGAGCGGAATGTCATGAACCAGCCAGTCCCTTGACCCTCTACTTCCCAACGCTTTAGCCAGTTACGCCAGGAGTACTTAACGTCCTTACCACCACGACCAACAGTTTTATAGCCACCGTTGACGTTATCCATCTCACCGTATGGATCATGGAAGATACCGTGTTCTCCGTCGTCACCAATCAACAGCATCCAGTGACCACCACCAACAGGATTGGATACGTGACCTTTGTGTAGGACACCAACAGCTACTGGATAGCCAGCTTTGAGTTCATTAAGGAGTGTTTGCTTTGTTCCTTTTGGTAAAAGGTGGCAAGAACACCGTACTGCTGACAAGCTTTGATTTGACTGGTTGATTGCGTTGTATCACCGTATTTGAGAACAGTTCTCAAGTAATCATCATCTGCATTACTACCAAGCAGCGCATCAGGACGGAGATACTTGACTGCCATAGCACACGTAGAGCTAAAGCACATCCGATCTCCGTGCCTGGTAGCACTGTCAGTCTGTAGATAGTATTGGGCTACTTTAAGTATTGTCATAGTGCTTGCGAAGATAATTTATAGCCTGTGTAAGACCGAATATTGAATCACCGAGTTGACCAATTCCGATATTACAACTGTGACACAACAAGCCTCTAACCTGACCAGTCTGATGGTCGTGGTCAATTACAAAACCAGCCTTACGCTTAGGGTCAGAAGAGCCACAACAGGCACAACAATTAAGTTGCTCTTCAAGTAGCTCTTCGTATTCTTCAGGCGACATGCCGTACCGAACAGTTCGGTAATACATGGTCCCACCTTTGCGTTTTGCCCACTCTTTTTGGTATTGGCTTGTGCAGAACTTACACCTTGCCGCTACACCATCAGAGCTTCGGCGCTCATTTGGAAATTCGTGTAACTCTTTATCTTCGCCGCACTTTGTGCAGCGTTTAGTCATAGTCTATTTGAACGTATCCTTAATACGTTGGATCTTGTCATCCTCAGTGCGGTGAGCTTTCATAGCATCAACACCACGAAGGAGGATCTGAACAATGCTGTTTTCACGCAGCTTAGAAGCACCGACAATCTCGGAGCCAATGAAAAGAGCGAAGAATGCAAGTGCCTCATAGGACACTTTAATGCCAAGGAAAGTGAGCATGATGTTTACCTAAAGGTAAGGTTTACCAAGGGACTCCAGCAGAAGTCGTAGGAGTCAACTTTTGAGAGATTTGTTCGTCGAGTGCAGCGTCGATCTCGGTGACTTTCTCTTCACCAAGTTGATCCTTCACCCAACCAATGACGATTTCTTCAGTCAGTTGGGGATACGGGATAGCGTCAGCTTCAGGTGCTTCAAAACCAAGAGAGCCATAAGCACCAGCTTGCTCACCATCACGGAAACGAGTTACGGTATAGTGAACCGTGTAGACCGTGCCGATTTCATCAAGCTTGCGCTCCATGTTAGCAATTTTGAACACGGTGAAAGGAAAGTCGATACCAGGAGTAGACATGATTAAAATGTGTGTTTGTGGTGTAAAAAAAGAGCCCACCGGGATTGGTAGGCTCAAGAATGTGTTCCCGTTCGGGTAGAAAGACGGATATTGTCCGTGTTATGGACGGATCTTTACCGTTCGGGAAGATGAGTAGTGAGTAGGACTACGAGGCTTAGAGCGCAGCAATGACAAACGCCAGGAGTTCGTCATATCGAATACCAAGCCGCTTGGTGCCATCCTCTAGCTCGTCTTCGCAGAACAATCCGTAACGGCGCGGATCAAGCCCAGCGCTTACAAAAGCCTGCTCAACTTCTTGGGCAATCACGCCAACGTGAATACGAGCATCGTCACCTTTATCGGCAACGGCATTCGTAAATCTAAACTTTCTGATCAATGTTTTAATTGCTGATGCGACTGAAAGCTCTGCCGCATTGAGACTTTCAATGTCTTGCTTCAAATTTACGTCAGAGGTGTTGATTGTACCTGTCGCGGCATAAATAACGGACCACCTATAACTTGCTGCTCCCCAACCAATTGTATTATCCGAAACTGTCCCAGCTCCGTCAGTTGGTAGGATATTTCCGTTGCTAAAATGCAGGCCAGACATTCCTGAAGAATCTCGATAGATTGATGGTTCAGTCCCACCACCAATACTGAGGCTGCCGCCTGCCAGCGTAAACGTGGCTTTGCCATTACTCCCAATCCTCATCCGCTCCGTCGGGCTGCTCGCTCCGTCGGCGGTAGTGGAGAACACTAAACGGCCCGGCATGTCACCAACGCCAGGGGTGGCATCGACTTCGGCTTTAATTAACGCAGCGGTTGGCCAAGAAGAACCGTCTGCGCCATTAAATTGAATGGTCCCGAGGGCATCGCCACTGCTAAGAAGGCTATTAGTTCCTGTTGTGGCACTTCTTGATTTGCTTAGATTTAGAAATGCTCCGCCAGTGGAAGCTGCGTAGCGAGTGACACCAACGTTGGTAATTACCTGAAGCAGGTCATCATTAATCCCATTGCTCGAAGACGTGCCAACTAACAACCTGCCGGAGCTGTCGATGCGGGCGCGTTCGGAAAGGGCGGTGACGAAATACATCGCATCCACGCTGTGCTCGTATCTGATTTGTCCAGATCCGTCACTGGCGTTATCACCAAAAAGTAGACCGCCGTCGTTGCTTGCAGCTCCAAGAATTGAAATAAATGGACTGGTGGATGTATTGCTTACTTGTAATAACCTGCCAGGCGTCGCAGTGCCAATCCCTACTTTGCCGTCTTCTGTAATAGTCAACCTTTCCGTTGAAGCAATAACTCCGCTTATGTCAGTAAAGAATCCAATTCTTGATGCTGCCTGTCCGCTTGCTCCATTGGCATTGTTGTATACCTTCATGCCATTGAAGCGAGCGGCAAGAGCATTAAGGCGGCTTAGCCCAAAATAATAAGACTGAGTTGTGTCATTTAGCCCTAAATCTATAGGACCTACAATTCCTGAATCCGCAAAACGAATACTTCCATTAACGTCTAGTTTGGCCACAGGGCTACTAGTCCCCAGACCCAGCTTCCCGTCCGATGTGATGCGGAGGCGTTCGGTGGCGCCAGTAGCAAAAGCTAAAGAGTCAGTTCCGTGAGCGTATTGAATGTAGCCGCGATAACGATCTGTAAGACTTGTTCCGTCAGCAAATGCCAGGGTTCCTGCATCTGAGCTGCCAGTTGCAATAGTGATACCTTTAGATCCCGATGCAGCGCCGACAACAAGTTGATTCCAGTCTGCGTAGTAGCTTGATTGATTCGAAAGCCCGGCGCCAACATTCCCACTACTGTCAACAAACAACCGCCCAGTGCCATTAGTCGAGATGGCTACGTTGTTTGCAGACGGCCTATAGACACCATTACTTGGTACTGTACTACCAGTCGGTACAAATGCTCCACCACTCAAAGCATCTGTTGTTTTATTATATGTAAGTCCACTATCACTTGCTAGCGAACCATTATCATTGAAGACAACCTCAGTGTTATTACCAATACCACCAGGCGCTCCATCACTACCAATATAGGTAGTATCATTAACAGGAATAACAGTTTGTCTGTACCACCCATTGATAGGACCAGCATAGACCCATACTGTTCCGTATTCATCTGTATAAGTATCCCCTGGGTTGGGGTTAATTGGAAATGCCATAGTGTTAGATTAATAAGGAATACAACTAGTTGTTCTCAAGAGCCTTAAGACGAGCATCATATGAAACAACAACACTTTCAAGTTGTTCAATACGATGTTGTGCTTCCTGAAGTGCTTTGAAAGCCATCCACATCATTTGTTGCTCTTTAATACCGAGAAGCTCTTCACGCGCAGGAGTATCACCATTAGCTTCCTGAGCTTCTTGATAGGTAGTGACGACTTCAGGACAAACACCAGCAATCTGTTGGGCAATAACACCTAAATTTAGGTCAGCATCATCAGGTTGATCCTTATAGTGATACTTGACAATCTCCCATTGCTTTAAACAGTTCCAGGCATCATCTGCTGATGAGATGTTCTTTTTAGTATTTATATCTGAAAGATTAACATTATTAGCTTGATAGTTAGCGATGCCACCATTAGAGTAAACAATAAACCTATCAGCAGCACTGTCAGAGCAGGTAATAAACCATTTACTGTTGCTGTTAGGTGCAGCAGCTGAGTATTTAATTAAGATACCGCTTGGACCTGACGAGTCAGTATTTGTGAACTTTGCAATATAATCAGAATCGTTAGTGGTAAACTCATGCGAATCATCGGATGGATAAACAAAACTACCAGTAGTCGATGCCTTTAAGGCGCCAAGAGCATTTACCCTAATACGCTCAGTACCATTTGTGCTAATCCCAAGTATATTTGCACCTGGAGAAAATAGACCAGTATCGGTATCACCAGTAAAAGTAAAAGATGGATCTCCTGCAGTGCCAAGATTAAAGTTGATATTAACACCATCAGCAATCTTGGTGCTAGTGACTGAGCTATCGGCAAGTTTAGCTGTTGTTACATTGCTGTCGGCTAGTTTAGCCGTAGTTACGTTACTGTCAGCAAGTTTAGCTGTGGTTACGCTACTGTCAGCAAGTTTAGCTGTGGTTACATTGTTGTCAGCAAGTTTAGCTGTGGTTACATTGTTGTCAGCAAGTTTAGCCGTAGTTACATTATTATCAGAAATCTTAGTTGTAGTAACAGCACCATTAGCAATCAAATTACTAGTAATTGACCCATCCGCTAGGTTACCAGTTGAAGCTTGAACAGTGAGGTTCTTTGTCTCTTGGGCAATGTAAAGAGCTTGATTGAAGTTATTATTCAAATCAGTAGCTCGAATAGCTGCACCAGAGTAGAAGTTAGCAGACAATGCAGCATCATCAGTATCACGATAGATCCTAATGACTTCAGCTGCAGTTGGATATGGTGTATTTAGAAAGGTGATTTGACTATTTACAAAGTCAAGGTTGTAATCAACACCAGCAGTTTTTGCTGTGCCATCAACTGACACATAGATGTTCTCTGCAACTAGTGCCGGGAAGGTATAGGTAAAGGGTCCGGCAGTCCCGTCACCAGGTAATGTAGTTTCAGTAGTCGCCATTTATGTGACCCTTAATAAGAAAAGTTTTGTTCAAAGTCTTTGAGGAACCTTTCAGCACCCTCTACATCTCCAACCTTAAGAAAGTTCTCAAGTGTTTGATTCTTGTATTGTTTGTTCATGACGCCATCACGATTGGACATAGAAGCCTCAGCAAAGCGCATAGAAGATCTAAGAGCAGAGTCAAGCATCATATGAATACCATCAAATGACTCAAGTTGAGGTTGAAGGTTCATTTCACGAGCACGTTTAAACTCTTTACGGAAAGCCTTACCATCTTTACTTTGCATGATCTGCTGGATAGCACGTTTGAAGTCACCCTGTTGACCCATAAGACTAGTCACTTCAGACCTTTCTTCATTAGTGTATTCAACACCACGTCCATTAGTACGAAGACTAGGACGAGCATCATACTCAATATCCATAAGGAATTGTTTTTCAGGAGAGATTGAACCACTTACTTTCCAAGGAAGATAAGTGTTCCATACTCGTGCCCAGAAGTTAGGAGGTTCACCAACAAGACCACCATCAATCCAATCATACTTATTAGGAAGATTCGATTTAAGTAGTGGATTACGGTTAGCTACAAGATCAAAGAAGTTATTCTCTACTTCCTTCTTAGCTGGCATCAAAAGACGCCCAAACTCAGCCAAAAGACTAGAACCAGGAGTAGCAGCAGAGGTAGCAAATGAAGAAGTCCAACGGTTGATTGCACCAACATTACCACTAAGAATATCATTTAGAGGCTCAAGTGCAGCAAGCATTGACTTATCAGTAAGAGTAGCGCTAAGAACAAAGCCAGCAGCACGTAGATTCTCTTCAAGTTCACCTGAATTAAGGGTAGTGAAGTTATCCATGATGTCAGCAGTCAGAGCAAGCCAATCACTTACACCAGGGATGTTATCATAACTAACCCAATTGCCACCAGGTACACGAATAGAACGAGGTTGCCAGTTAGCATCACGCCGCAGACGTTGCTTTTCTTTATCGTAAAGACCATTACCTGTAATTGAGTCATTCATAAAGAGACCAGCGGCTCCCATCACACTCAACATACCAATGGCTTTACGACCCTTCAGTTCATTTCTAACAGTGTTATATGCTGTCTGAATAGTTTCAGGACTATACTCAATACCACGGCTACCTAGAAGTTCTTGTACTTTCTCAAGTGGCATCTCATTAAATGGTTTGCCAAAAGCATTCATTTGATCCACAAACAATCCAATAGGATTATGTGAACCCATGAACTTTACAATGTTAATGGGAGTCTTAGTGAAAAGAAGGAATGGTTTAATAATAGGTGCAGTACGAATAAGACCAGACAACGCATCATTAGCTGCATTATCAAGGCTCATTGAAATTTCACCAGAAGCGTATCTTACAGCAGTATCAGTGATGTTATCATTTTCATCAAACATCTCTGAATAAACTTTCTTAGAAAGCTCATTAGCTTTGTTAGTATCAAAACCAGCTTTACCACTAAAGGTTACCTCATCCCATGCCCTACCACGTGCTTCAATGTTACCAATTACAGCTTGAGTAAATCCATCAAATGCTTGCATTCCACGTTGACCAAAACGTAGCCACGGATGATTTGCAAGGTCATTTGTTTCTTCGATGATGGCAAGCATAGCTTGAGGACCATACTCACCACGTTCTGCTTTAGCGTTAGCAAACACCCTAAGTACTTCAAGCTGACCTTCTTCTGCAACACCCATATCTTCACGAAGGGTCATTACATACGGGTCAGTAGCTGAACGCTTGAAGACCTGATTCATGTACTGGAACCCTTTACCTAGAGTATCAAGTGCAGCAGAATACTGATACCAACCTCTACGGAAAGCAGCCATATCCCCGTTGATTACAGCGCCAGCAGCTTGAGCAATAGGGCGTTCAGCTAGCAATGCAATGTTAGATAGACCAGCCTTAAGTGGTGTAGTGATGGCAGACAAAGTAGAGTTATAGACATTAGACCAAAAACCTCTCAACACTGCAGAAGGTACATCAGGATCACCATCAAACAAAGCTTTGCTAATAGTACCTGTACTACTTCTTACATAGTTATTGAGTTTAGTGATGCTATCTACTTTACCGTCAGTCATCTCATACGCAAGCATCAAAGGTGCAAGCATCTCAGGACGCTCTTCTTTGACAGCACGGAGAGTATCAATGGTTCCTTTAGCTTCTGCCTTAATCCTTTCAATTGCTTGAAGAGTCTTATTCTTCTCTTCAGCAATAGCATTAGCAGTACGTGTAGCCTCACCTTTACCAAACGCCTTACTAGTTACATCAGTAAGTCGATTCCACAAGTTAAGCATGTTCAAGGCACGACCACGTGTGTAGGAAGTCATACCCTTCTGTGCAAGCAGAAACTCAAGACGATCTAGTACCTGCTCCTGAGCACGGCTAACAGCAGGTGTCTCCGCCATTAGACGCATACCTTGAGCCATATCTGATACCTGACCAGCGAATGAAGTACCAGTTATAGCCTGTGCCTTCATGTAATCCATGTCCATATAATCAGACATATACCGCTTAATTGTATTAAATACAGCAGCATAGCCTTCATCTTTAAGGACAAAGGTGTCAGTATTTGGATCAATGTACTGGAACTTACGAACAGCTTCTTTTAGTTGAGGAAGAGAAAGTCCGTAGAAATCATCAGCCAGTTGTTCACCAGCAGCAGAGATCTCTTTAAAGCTAAGGTAACGACCTGATGCAGTATTGTACCCATACTTACCAGCATCTTTGAGTTGTGAAGCTAGGCCACGGATAATAGTATCTTGACCATCAGGAATCTCTAGACCAAACTTAAGAGCAGGTTCAGAAATAACACTACCTACACGACCATAAGAAGAGTCAGCATTAGAGAAGATTCTTGCTACATCAACTTGAGCACCAACAATACCAAGATCATCTACAGAACGAATGCCTGATTCATCATAACCATAAAGGTCATGTACACCAAGCATAGGTTCATCAAGATTCTGATTCTTAGAAAAGTTATACTCACCAAGTTCGTCTAAAGCATCAGATCGTTTAGCTGCTGATTTAGCAATTGCCTCTTCAACAGTATCTAATGCATCGTCATCTAGGTTTGCCTTAAGGAAAGCTGATGCCTTTTCATTCTCAGGAATCCATTGCGTAGTCTTTTTAATTCCTGCACGACTTTTAATAAGCTTGGCAATGCCTTCAATAAAATCAACACCAAGACCAATACCAACACCCTCAACGACATTCTTCATGCGTTTAACATCAGGACTGTCGCCATCAAGTGTTGCTACATTATCAGGAATCCAACCGAATTGAGCTGGGAAGTTCTTTTTAAGAGTACCGCTAAGGTTATCATCAGTTTGATTAGGTTCAGCTACATAATCAACACCAGCACCTACACCAGCACCAAGTAGTTTAGGAGCAACCCATTTAACAAACGGGTCTTGCAACATCTTTACTTTGCTGGCACTAGCAGCAGAGCTAAGACCACCGCCTACACCCTTTGTAATGAATATAGTTGGTAGTACAATGCTTGTTATTTCACGAAGTGATTGAATAACATCATTCTGAAACTTAGGGATTTTAGGAACCTTACCATCAGGACGGAAAGGGTTAGTCATCCCTTCAACTTCTTTAGTTGGAAGTACGTTAATAAAGTCAACAGCAAAGTCAGCTAAAGCTGCAGGTGCAGCAAAAGCTCCTTCTAATGTTTGACGTGCAAGACCACCTAAATCAATGCCACCCTCTTGTGGTGGTTGTTGTGCTTCACCCGTAGGTTGAGCAGGTTGAGGAGTTTGTTGTACTTGTCCAGGAGAAGGTTGCTGTGGCATAGCCGGTTGGTTAGCCGCAGCTTCCATAGCAGCAAAGTCTTGCTCAGTTTGTTGTGCTTGTAGCATCAACTGCTGCTCTTCTTCTGGGGTCAAGTCCGGCGTACCGTACAAAACCTCATTTGTTAGATCTGTCATTTTCTATAATGGTTAGCGTTGAAGCTGTGATACTACATAACGACGGAGGTTATCATAGTCAGGATATGGTGCCATGCTTTTACTACCACGTGGTGCTGGAGCAAGGAAGTCAATTGAAGCGATAGTTCCATCAACTGAACGGACATTACCTGTACCACCTTGGGTACCAATAATGTCACCAGCAGAGATGCGTTGTCCAGGACGTAGTGAGATACCATCTGCAAGGTGACCGTACAGAACGTCTACCTTTTGTCCAGTACGAGGATCCGTTGATTCAATAACTACATAGTTACCGTAACCTGGTTCACGGCTAATGTCTTTAACTACACCAGGTAGTACAGCTGGGAAACGCTTACTTTCAAAGTAAAGGTCTACACCAGGTTGACCACTTGCTGTCTCAAAGACAACAGAAGATGGGCGTTCAAATGAAGCACTACCATAGCGCTGCATACTAGTACGCATGGTTGCACTACTTTGAAGAGCAGATACTTCTCCGTACTTAGCACGAGCTTTCTCAAAGCGTTCATACAGAGCTTGTGCATAACCAGCCTGTTCAGTATTAGGTCTACCTGCTGCAACCCAGTCTCTGTAACCAGTCTCACCCATGTTCCACACATAGATAGTATCCTTCCAGTTACCATACTTTTGCTGAATACCTTTAAGGATACCAGCACCAAGCCTTAGGTTATACGCTGGATCTTTAAGAGACTGCTCACGTTCTTGCATGGTAGCTCCTCTGCCGTGGAAGCGTTGGTGAAGTTGCATAAGACCAACACCACCTGCGGTGCCACCCATAGACAAAGCATTAGTATTCCAAGAACCATTCTCTGCCTCTGCAAATGCAGCAACATAGACAGGTGAAATACCAGCTTCTTGAGCAGCTTGTACAACCATAGGACCATAACCCTTAGGTACCCTAGTCTCATCAAACTGACGAGTGCTGATCATTGCACGTGTAGAAGCTTCAGGAGTACGGTATTGATCCAAGAACCTAAGGAATTTAGGATCAGCTTGTGTTCTAAACCTAGACACTGAAGGCGGCATAATAGGATCAGTCCTACCTTCTGCTCTACGTTGACGGTTAATTACTGCAAGAGGGCTAACACCATACAACCTTCCAATATACTCAGCCATTGGATCCATCTTGTACCCTGGCTTCTTCATCTCCTCTTCAATAGTGTTAAGTTCAGAAACACTGAAGATAGCACCTGCGGTGTCTAATGTTTTACTACCAAGGCGAGAGATGTTACTCTGAACCCATTGCATACGTGCAGAAGCAGCGGTAGATACATTAGGCTTACCTTTAAATTGAGCGTAATCACTACCGCTGAAGAACTTAGGATTCTGAATGTTCTTTTCAAACTCTTGACGAACAAATGCCTCAGCATTAGCTACTGCATTAGGATCACCAGCAGCTTGTAATTGAGCTACCTTAGTCAAGAACTTATTATGAAGTTGCTGCTCCATCAAGGGAACAGTAGGACTGAACATACCTTCACGCTTACTTTGCACCTGAGGAGGCGTCTTAGCAAGTGTAGAAAGAGAGTCTAGCTGAGCTTTGTAGTTATTGCTGGTTCTACGGCTTTCAGAAGCTTGAGAAGCAAACTGTTGAAACTTAGAAATAACAGAACTATGATAACCAGCATCACGCATAGCCTCCATAGTTAGAAGACCCCGGCTTTGCAGTTCTTCTGCTTCTTTTATTTGACGTTGAATCTCCAAAGCATCTACACTTTGGTTCCTCATCATCACTTCTAGTTTACTACTAGTTTGACCTGGGAATCGCTCACCAAATTCTTGAATAGCAGCTTCAACATCAGCAGCAGCAAAACCACCAGGAATCTGGCTCAACCTATCAATAACAGCACTTTCAAATGCAATAACATCTCGTTGCTTTTCTTGCTCTTCAAGGTTAAGTCTTCCAAGATCACGACGACGTGCAGCGTAGAATGATTCAGTTACTTCTTGTGCAGCAGGACTAGTAAGGATGTCACCAAAGGTAACCTCTTTACCGTTAAATGTCGTTGGAGTAGAAAGAACATCCTGCCAAATCTTTTGATAGGAGTCTCGCTGATCACCCTCTGCTCCAGATTTAATTACCCTGAAAAGGTCATTCAGTAATGCACTACGTGCTGCACCACTAGTGGACTCTAATTGACTAGTAATATATTGAGCACCACTTGTCTCAATACCATCACGAATAGTAGCGTCAATTGCACGCTGCGCATCTGCTTTGGTATTAGCTCGATACTGAGTGTTATTTTGCTGAGTAAGTTCAGCTTCAACACTACGCATCAATGGGTGAATCTTAGCGCCAATAACAGTACTACTAAGATTAAGCATTCCAGAATTAGCTACATACTCAGACCTAATCTGAGACATGATCTGCTCATATGCAGCTAAATCTCTACCCTCTACTTCAGCTAGGCTGAGCTGACGACCATCACCAAGATTATACTTAGTTGTATAATTACTAAGAAGTTCGTTGCGATAACCAGTACCTAGATTAGTAGCCAATGCCATGGATTCATTCCACAGCTTAGCATTACTATTCTCACGTAGGTAACGAATCTGTTGAATAGAAGCACCAGTCCTATCAACAATAGCACGAATAGCACTATTCTCTTGATAAGCTTGGTCATTAAGATTTCGATCCAGTTTATGGATCTCCATCAGCTCCTTAGTCGTAATACCAGTAGCGTAGAGTGTCTTTTCTACAGCAAGCTTACGACCAGTTTCAATCTTTTCGTTTACAGCTTGTACTGTTTCAAATGCTGTTTGAGAGAACTTACCTATAGCTTCTAGTGTAGCAAGTTGCTGCCGACTTTGAGCTTGGGCATTACTAATCGTTGCCTCATAGTTACCCATGACTTGATTCTGAATCGCTTGAAGATTTCTAGATTCAAAGTCAAACCGTTGCTGACGATTACGGAACTCAAGATCATTGTTGAACTCAATAGTACTGCCAATACGTTGACGTTCATCAATATTATACTTAGCAGCCTCCCTCATGTAGTTAGACTGCTTCTTAGCTTTAGCTTCAACCATGGAAGCTACATCGGGTGCCTGAATAGGTTTAAATCCACCACCCTGTGCATATGATTTAAATGTAGCCATAGTACTTTAAAGTGGTTTAACCTATACCAGAATTAAGATTAGTAGCACTGCTAGCCGGGAGATTACCTAAATTAGTTGTTCCAGGAACATTACCAGCAGGTGGGTTGATGTTATTACCAACCCCAGCCACTACAGCTTTGCCGATAGCGCCAGCAGCGGAACTTAAACCACCAAGGATAGGATTAACTGTTGCAGCCTGATAAGGTGTAACCTTGGGAAGTGGGATAACCTTAGGAGCTTTCTGCAGTTCAGGTCTAGGTAGAGTTTGCGGCTTAGGTAGTACAGGAGGAATAGCTGGGGACAGACCAATGCTAGTAACTGCATTAAGATCAGCTTGGAACTTCTGAATCGCAGCATCACGACGCATAGCAATACCTTGCATGTTGAGACTCAACCTAGATGCAGCAAGCTGTGCCTTAGACAAGTAGAAGGTGTCATTAAGTTGCTCTAACTTCATTCCAATTTGAGAAGAAGTCAAACCAAAGTTCTGCTCAGCATTCATTACATTTTGAATGATTTGAGAAGTAATCAAACCAGTCTCTGCAATAGCTGCAGCTGCTGCCTTTTCAGCACCAACACCCATGCCAGTTCTAGCCTGTGCCTCACCAGCTTGCTTCAATCCTTGAATATAAGCAGTTTGTTGATCAGCCTGTCCAGCAGCACCCGATTGTTGTCTAGCAACATCAGCGGATACAAAGTCTAGTTGAAGACCACGTTGAGCATATTGAAACTCCATCATGGTTGACTTTTCTTGGAAGTCTAACTGGAGGTTCTGTTCTTGCTCCCACCTAGCAGTATCTTGTAATGAGAAGTCAAGAGCAATATTATTAAAGTTTAGCTGTTGGAGAGCTGTTTGCTGCCTGAGAGCGTATGCACGCTTTTCTTGATTATAGTCAAATGCCCTGATCCCCATCTGGTAACGCCAGGAATCAAGAGCTGTTTGATCCCGATAAGCGTACTCAGCTTCAATGTTCTGCCGTTGAATGTTAATTCCTTGATTAAAGAACTTACGATCACGGCGCAAGATCTTCATCTGATAAGCACGATTGGCTTTAGCAGCTTGTGTACGTAATTCAGCCTCACGCCTAGCAGCAGCATTTTGAGCACCCTGGCCGAAGATACCACCTGACAACGCACCTAAGCCGCCAAGAACAGCTCCAACAACTTGTCCACCAGGAATGACTGAAGCAACTGTAGCAGCGGTATTAAGAACTCCTGTTACGGCAGCACCTGTATTACTGTCCTCATAAAATGGCATCCTCAAGCCCTCCTATAATAACGAGGCGAGTAATTACCTTCCCATGTCATACCATTAAGAGTAACTGGGAACGGTGAAGTACTGTTAATTTTAAGTTGGAAACTTGTGTTTCGTTGATGAATAGGCACAGTTACTACAGTGTTTTGAATAAGTGGTGCATTACTTTCAATGTAACGATCTGCCTCTTGTACTGATTGGATTGTTCTCCATTCAGCTGATCCATACTTCTTAAGGTAGAAACTAACAATACCACTAAGACCCATAGAGAATTTCATCCTAGCAATTGTAAGGTTAGCACTCCAATCCTTAGGTTGATTACCAGGGGTATAGTAGTAAGTAGGTAGCTCTACTTCATAAGTATACTCATAACCGATAGCTAGATTACTTTCTTGCCCCTCCCAATTACCAGGAATAGTCCAGTCAGTAGGATCAATATCCATGACAAAACCAGCATTAGGTTGATTAGTCTGTTGAGAAATAAATAGCTTGGTTAGATCATTAATACCTTGAGGAGCAGCTGTAGTAACTGTAGGAATGGTTACAGCTACAGGCTTTTTACCTGTAATGTGGGTGTAAAGTGTAGGTAAAGTAGATCGTTTAGTTACAGCATTATATGTGATTGTACCAGCATTAGAAGCTGGATACAGGAAATCAAGACGAACGGTAGGCATCGTAATGTTACCAAACGTCGGGAATCGACTACTAACTGGGTAAGGTGTTTGCACCATACTTACCATACCAAGTTGGTAGTTATTGTCATTCTTAGTTACAAAGAACAACACATTCTGAATGATCTCCATATATTGGATTGATCCAGGTAGATCCCATTTAAACCATGCCTGCATCAATTGTTGTTCACCGTTACTGTAGAACTTATACAGGTAGATACATTTAGATGTATCACTGTATGCAGCAAGTAGTGAGTTCTGAGGGTCAGTAGTTAGCTTAGTAACATCAACAGGTAAGTACTCAGCTATAACTTGACTAATGTCAACAGTCGTTGGTGTCTCACTACCACCTCTAGGTTGCATTCCAAAGATCTTAGAATACAAAGGAGTACGTGAAACAAAGCTGACATAGTTACCCATGTCCCTTACAGGTACATCAGCAGCACTTTCATACTGACCAATAGTACGAATAATCGAGTCAAATGGTGTTAGGTTACCACTTTCAGAATAAAGCAGGAACTGTTCAAACTGACTAAATAATACAAGACCTTGAGGACGTGATACAGCAGAGTGAAGTGTACCAACCCTAAAGCTAGACACATCCACATCTACAGGATCAGCAGCTGTAATAGTCTGAGCACTGGTGTAGAAGAAGTTAGGAAAATCCTTAGCCACACTCATAACAACTGAGTCTGGAGACAAGAAAGCAAGGCGGTTACTGTTTAGAACACCGTACTTTATAGTCTGTCCTACAAAGGAGGGTACAGGAGCGCTGAAGTCGTTACCACTGGTACGTGCTGCCCAGGTTTCCTGAGAAATAGTAAACGTATTAAGGCCAGTATTGACTAGTTTATACGGCATAGTGGTAGCATCAAAGCCAGCACTAGCTAGTTTATTAGTACCACCTTCATCATCCCATCCAAGAGACTCTTCCCAGTAACCAGTACCAGATCCAGTAGTAGAACCACTAACACCTTTAAATTGAACATAATAAGAATTACGTTCATCAATAGAGTTAATGATCTTTACACGGCGACCATTGACAGTAGTAGCAGATAGGCGTGATGCACTAGTAACTTCATCTTGATAAGAAGTCAAGGCAAGACCACTGTCACCAGCTTTTACTTCAAGAGTAAATGGTACATTATCTGCACGAGTAATTTCCAAAGAGCTACCATATTTTTCAACAGTAAATCCTGTTGTGTAAGTAGCGATTGCAGTGGATAGTGTAGTCAATACATGATCAAGTGTATCATTAGATGCAATGGCATGGTAACACTTAGTACCATTAAGGTAGATTGCATACTCACCTTGCTCAATAAAGGATACAATGACTGTACCACGCACACCTAATTTATACTCAGACTTAGCCTGCATAGCTACAGTCTTTGTCTTATTAATCAAATATGTTTGATCAAGATAAGTTACATTATGAATGTTGTCTACAGCATTAGTGCTAGCAGGAGAAGTTAGGTAGCTAATAACATCAGCACTAGACTTACCTGTAATTGTAGCTTCAGTCCACACATAGGTGCTACCACTAAGGGTAGGAATCATATTCCAGATTCTAATATCACCAGCATTAGTAACTACACCAATGTAGCTTTCATCATCATCACGGTTGATATTAAACCAATAACCATTCTCCAACAAAGCACTGTTAGCAAGTGTTGTTAGAAACTGACTACCATTCCGTTTAACAAGACCAAAGGTTGGATCTGGGTATCCATTAAGGATCTCAGCTACTTGCCCAGGAGATTTCTTATTATCTTCTTGTGTACTGATACCACCAAGAAATGTAGAGATTTGTTGAGTGATTGCTGCCATTACCACCTCTGAAGAGCTTTAAAGGGTTGGAACGATTGATAAGCCGAACCTTCCCTAGGTGCACCGAAAAACGAATAATCACCTTGATTACATTCATACTCCAAAGCCATAGCTCTACAGTATGCTTCTTTTTGTTGTAGGATTTGATATTGATTACCGTCGCCTACAATACGACTAGAGACAATAGTTGCAGCACGTGCAGTAATGTAGTCTTGAATAGGAGCAGGTAGATCAGTCCAAGGACGCCACCAAGTAATATCACAATAGATAGTCTCTTCCCATTCATCAGTGTGGTTACGCCGATCATAAAGATACCCACCCTTCTTAACTAGATCAATATAAGCATAAGCTGTATATTGAGGGTTATTAGAAAGGTCTACTTGTAGAGCGTTAACTGGGTACTCAATCTTGTCATCATCGTTAGGAGCTAATGGGAAATCATACTCCTTGTTAAATGTCCATCCTTCTGCCTGCACTTCCCTAGATACTTCCTGAAAAGTATCATAAGCAATCGCAACGTCCGGGTTGGTTACTATGGTCACAGTAGAACCATCAGCACGTTCTACAGTTTCAGTTTCCAGGGTGGTGACAGGCGCTTGACCAACTGACGCCAAAATTTGATTGATAGCTTGCAGCTCGGTCTTAGAGCCAGTTGAAGGATATGTCATAACAATAGTGTTATTTAAACAAATAAAAAAGGGAGACCGAAGCCTCCCCAGATAATCAGACGTTAGCGATGTTGCACTCAACGCCAGGATATGCAGTACGCAGACCCTTGGTGGTCGAAGCCACAGCAGAGTCAGCCACAGCAGAGCCGTAACCCTTGCGAGTCTTGGCTACAGAGATACGCACAGCGTCAGTCGTGCAGACGCCGTTATCTCCTTTAGCAACAGAAGCAGCCATTTTAATTTACCTCAATTAGGGACCAACGTAGGGGAGCTTACCATCTACGTCATCAGTTTAACCTTATCGAGACGGATGCCTTGGCCAGAAGCTACAGTCCGTCCATACTCAACAGGAGTAGGAGGATTCTGAGTTTGGGAATTGGTAAGACTACCAATAGCATTATTCTCGACAAGGATCACAGAAGTGCCAGGAACAATAGACATAGGTCTATCTCCTTATCAGGAACGAGCCGACTGCAGTTCGATAGCAGCAGCAGGATTCAGAGTACCAGCACCCATGGCCAGACGACCAACGATGATGTCACCCTGATACATGGTGCGAACATCAGAACCAGTGGTTTGCACTTGAGGACCAATAGCCTCAACCACACCCACAGCATCCTTTTGGTAGATCAGACCGCAGCTGGTAGAGAAGTCACCAGAGTAGTCATTGTTCTCACCGTTCACAGACGAAATGCTACCAGCCAGGAAAGGCAGGTTGTTGGAACGTTTGATGCTGATACCAGCGATCTCATAGAGACCTTCACCGGAGTTCAGGTTACCTTGACCAGAACCATAATCACGGTTCAGGATGTTGGTATCCACTTGGCTGATCAGAGCATAGTACTGACGAGGAGACAGCACAGCATGACGACCTTGCTTGGGCAGGTTCTTCTCATCCATGATGGAAGCAGCCTCGAAGAAGCCATCTACCAGAGCTTGAGCGTCATACTCTTTTTGCACACCTAGTTGGATGATGCTACCACCGGGCTCAGGACCAGGAGCAGCAGTGATCGGGTGAGCTTCACGAGCAGCCTTAGCGATCTGACGGAAGATCTTCTTATCATAAGCCTCAGCAAGAGCGTGGCCGATCTTAGCCGAGATCTCCGAACGCAGTGAGTAGTGCGCGAGGGTCTCGTCCAAATCGTAGACAAAAGCGGAACTAACGAGAAGGTCATCCATCACGATGGTCTTCTCAGCCACCGGAGGGTTATTGCTACCCAGGATCGGGGTGCCAGGCTCGTGATACGCTGCCGTCATACGGCCAGTGAAAATGAACTGAGCAGACTTACCGCCACGCAGTGAGCGGCTCATCACAGTTCCTTTAGCGATACAGGCGCTTTCATACGCCTTCATCATCTCACCAGTAAACAGTTTCAGATAAGTTGCATACTTGGTATCATAAGCAGTACCAAGAGCAAGGGGGGTAGAACTCGTATTATTAATCGAGCCTACCGAAGTAACAAGAGTGTTAGCCACGATAGTAAAGAGAGTGTTGTGTTTACAGTCTCTCTAAGCGCTTAGAGAATCACATGATTATACATGTGTTCATCAAAAATTATAGTTGGTGTCTGTCTCTCCAGACCGTCATGGCATGAGGTGCCTGCCGTAGCAGATTCATACCAATAGGAGCCAGGTCCGACTCTGAGGTGCCTGACTCCGTTTAGTTATTTAGTTTTCGGTGTGTAAGCAACGCCGCGATACTTCAACTTCTGCTCTTTTTGTTGAGCTTGCTGTTCCCGTACACGGGCATCCAATTCGACTTGAGTCATTCTTAAGGACCGAAGTACCTACCCCCGTTCCATGAGTAGGCGTCATGCGTCAAAGCAGCTACGCTGCGATGATGAACGGACGACGTGCTTAACCGATAACTGGTGCAGTATGTGTAGCCAAATCAAGTGGGAAGTTATGAGCATTACGTTCGTGCATTACCTCAAAGCCGAGGTTAGCACGATTGAGAATGTCAGCCCAAGTATCAATGACACGACCATTGTTGTCAAGAAGGGACTGGTTAAAGTTAAAGCCATTCAAGTTGAATGCCATGGTGCTTACCCCAAGGGCGGCAAACCAAATGCCAACCACAGGCCAAGCAGCCAAAAAGAAATGTAGAGAACGGCTATTGTTGAAGGATGCGTACTGGAAAATAAGCCGACCAAAATACCCATGAGCAGCAACAATGTTATAAGTCTCTTCTTCTTGCCCAAACTTGTAGCCATAGTTCTGAGATACCTCTTCAGTAGTTTCACGCACAAGCGAGGACGTAACAAGCGAACCGTGCATCGCACTAAATAGTGACCCGCCGAACACACCAGCGACACCGAGCATGTGGAACGGGTGCATGAGGATGTTATGTTCAGCCTGGAATACAAGCATGTAGTTGAACGTACCACTAATACCCAAAGGCATAGCGTCGCTAAAGGAACCTTGACCAAATGGATAGACAAGGAAGACCGCAGAGGCTGCGGCAACAGGAGCTGAGTAGGCAACACAAATCCAAGGGCGCATCCCTAGTCGATAGCTAAGTTCCCACTCGCGTCCCATGTAAGCATAGACGCCAATGAGGAAGTGGAAGACCACAAGTTGGAACGGTCCCCCGTTGTAGAGCCATTCATCAAGTGAATTAGCTTCCCAAATTGGGTAGAAGTGTAGTCCGATGGCATTGCTGCTCGGAACGACGGCTCCCGATATGATGTTGTTTCCATAAAGAAGACTGCCTGCAACAGGCTCGCGGATGCCATCAATGTCTACAGGAGGTGCAGCAATGAAGGCAATAATGAAACAAATAGTAGCTGCAAGGAGACACGGAATCATCAGTGTTCCAAACCAGCCGATATAAAGACGGTTATCTGTACTGGTTACCCAGTCACAAAAAGAGTCCCAAGGGTTAACTCGGGACTTAGGAGCTGCGAGTGTAGCAGTCATAATTTGAAGTTAGTTAAGTCGAGTTACTTGTACCCGTCCAACTCCAGAGCCAGTGAGACCGATTGCATCAGCCGCACCTTTACTAAGATCTAAGTTCCTACCATGGATGTAAGGACCACGATCATTTACCCGAACAACGGCACACCGCTTGAAGCATACCCGTAGGCGTGTTCCAAATGGAAGTGTCTTGTGCGCAGCAGTAAGGGATTGTTGATTAAATCGTTCACCATTAGCAGTAAGGTTACCATGGAATCCAGGACCGTACCATGAACTAATGACTGACAGAGTAGTTAGAATAGGAATCATAATAATAAAGCGAAGAACTTTAATATTGATTACTCCAACTAATCCGCCAATACACGCGCAGTATTGACGGACTTGCCAATACTATTTTTCTTGGCAGTCTTAGCAGCCTTTTTGAATTGAGCTGCAGTCGGTGCTCCTTTAGCACCAGGTTTACGCATCTTCTCTCCACTACCAGCAGCGATACGCTTACGCTTAGCGTGGATGTTAGCGTAGAGTCCAGGCTTAGCCATTTAGCATTTCCATTTACGAAGGGCTAGTGCTTTGCGAGTAGGGCGACCCTTCTCGTCTTTCATAGGTCCTTTGACTCCAGACATCCTAGCACAGAATGATCGCTTACGTGGACCACCTTCAGGTTGTGGAGCTTTGAGATTAGAACCTGTTTCTCGGTTGTATTTTTCTCGACCAGCTTTCGTGAGTCCACCAGTACGAGATTTATGTGTGCCAATCTTTAGGCTAACGGCCTTACTTTTTCTTGCCGCCACCTTTATGCCCTTTCTTACCGCAAGACATTAGAATACTCCAGGAATAATTTGACCAGTAAATACATAGGCACCTACTGCTGCAACAAAGCCAAGCATAGCAAGGCGACCATTCAGCAGTTCAGCTCGTTCGTTGTGGGACACAGTGTAATCAGAATCGTGGTACATGGGTGGTTCTTTAGCGAAGATGTTTTGTTGATTGAATTCGTTACTAGTAATCAAGATTAGACCTTTCGAGTTTAGCAAATACATCCTGACGATATGCAGGATCGTTGTCGTAGCGTGGATCACTCATAGCACGGACAACTTCAGCTTGAGAGCGGAATACATCTTTAGTACTAGGAGCAGCTTTGCCTGTCAACATCTTACCTTCAACACCAACGGAGTCTTGGTAGCGACTAAACAAAGCTTCAACAGCAAAGGTCATAGCATTCTTATCACCAGTATCCATTACTGAATCATAACGATCAATCTCTTGTTGAGAAAGGTTATCAGCAGCCCAGCGCATCATTGATCCGTACTCATCATCACCACCAGCAATGCCACGTAGTTCAGACAAGTCACTATCAGTGATGTCTGACTCAGAAGTAGGTTGGTTACCTTGTTCAGCTTGAGCACGGTATTCAAGATACATCTTAGCAAGGTCAGCAGAGCTAAGATTAGACAACTCCTTAAGAGTGTCTTCTTCAAACTTACCAGACTTACCTTGCTCCCAAAGGTCTTCAAGGATACTAGAAGATTCAGTTTCTTCTTCGACTACCTCTTCCTCTACAGACTCCTCAGTGTCAGTTTCTTTTTCAGGTGTGCGTGAGCTGAACTTTTTCTGTAGTTCGATGTAAGCTTGCTCTAGTTCTTCAGCATCACGAAACTTACCAGCAAGCAGTTCTTGTTGTTCAGCAATAGCTTTTTCACCTACTGCCAAAGAATCTTGCTCTTCAGCAGTCAGCTCTCCTTCAGGAGTTTCATTCGGATTGTACGTTAGAGTTGTCATTAGAAGAGGTGGCGTGGATTACTTGAAGTCTACCAAGACCAACACTGGTTACATAGTTAGGAGAACGACCTAGTGTAGCTGTACCAATCTTTTCTTTTGGTGCATACTTATTAGTAGGTGTTTCCTCTACCTGTTGTGTCTCAGTAATAGGATCAGCCTTGCGGCGGCTGCGCTTCGGTTGGTTGTTGTCCATTTAGTTGTGGGTTTTTAGAAGGGTCATTTACAGGAGCAGAAGCAAGTTGACCTGCCTGCTTAGTCAGCTCAAGTTGTTGCTGTTGTTGCATAGCAGCTTGTTGCTCTGCCTGAACTTCTTGCATACTACGAACAAGGTTAAGGACATCAATGCCTTGTGCAGCAGCTAGTCGTTTGATGACTTCCTCAGGGTTTACATAAGTTTGAATTGCTTCTGGACCCATGGTCTGAGCAATAGTCATTAGGAAAGCACCAAGGCTTTCTCTATCTTGTCCCCTACCGATTGCATTAATACCAGCAACAATAGCAGGACGCACGAGTCCCTTAGGAATACGTGGGATGTCACCAGTCTTTTGATAGACAGACAGTTTACGGTTCAAGTAAGGTACAAGGAAATCAACAGTCAGCATGGAAAATAGTCCACCTAACTGGGCTTCCAGTTCGAGTTGAGTCATCCGCACTTCTTCAGCAGTTGTGCGTTCGCTATTCCGAACATTCATGATAAGGAATGCTTCAGAAAGTCTACGCTCAAGTTGAGCAGACATTTCATATGCAGTCCTAAAATCAGCAGTCTTACCTACTTGAACAACGCCAATGTCATCAGGTCGTCCTTGGACGATAGCACCATTACCTGCGGCAGCTAGTGTGGATGGTTTCGTAGTACTTGAAGGTGAGACGACAAAAACAACTTTAGCTGCTGCTGCTGAACCTTCTACAAGTGCTTGAGTAAGAGCCTCTAGTGACTTAAGATCACCAAGGAATTCCTCTACCCTACCACGACCATAGCACTCACCGTCAACTGTATTGAATCGAAGTGCAATCCACGGTGAAGCATCAATAGGTGCTTTACCAAAAGACTTAGGAACAATTTTATCGTACACTTCTTGATGCCAGACAAAACGATTGTTGTCTCGCTTCACATGTGTGTACACATCCACCTCATCACGATAAGCATCAGCTTCATCGTTACCAGGTGTATTAGGCTTAGGTTCATCAGGAAGTAGATCTCCAAGTAGTTGTTTGGAGATACGTTCCTTGGTAACAATTTCAATTACATTACCGTCACCATCTCTATCTACAACGTAGCGATTGAGAGGATACAATCGGAGACCATCTTTACCCATGAAGACAAGTGCATTGCCTCCGACTACTAAATGCTTAAGAGCTTGGTGTAGAATCACACGATCATCGCTGGCAGCAATAGCTTCCATGATAGTCCGTTCAATCTTAGCAAAAGCTAGATCAAGTTCAGACTTAATCCTAGGATCGTATTGACCAAGCATTGATTCATCCACTTGAAGCTTAAAGAAGCTAGTTTGTGGAGGAAGCAAAGCAAGCATTAGTTTTGAGGAGAGAGTGACTACACCTTTAGCACCTACACTCTGCCATGGAGATGGGAGAGGTTGTGCTTGTTTAGTGAAGTCATCATCATCACGAATCAGATACGGGAGTGTTAGGTCCGATGCTCTACGTGCTACCGTGAGATATTGGTTGCGGTCACCAGTAAGGAAATCATACCGTTGTTTAGCGGACATTAGATACTCACTCCTCCAGGTGTGGTGAGTGCAGAACCAATGCTCATACCAGAGGACAATGCAGGCGCTCCAGAGGTACCACCACTGATACCCATGCCACGTAGGTAACCAGTACGACGTTTCTGGTCACGCTGTGCAGCTCGAATAGCATCAATGTTATAATTCTGACCAGCGCCATACATACGCATAGGCTCTTGGTATTGAGGCATGGCAAACTGATTTAGCAGATCCATTTGACCTGCCATTTGCTGTTGGTAAGCACCCATCTGGGATGCGAACATATCACCCATCTGAGCGATCATATCTAGATAGCCTTGATCCTGGCCATACATATCACCGCCAAATGAAGCTAGGTAATCATCAATACCTTGCTGAACACCAGTAGCGATCTGTGCATCAATGTCTTCTTGAGTAGGACCAGTATATGGGGATTCAACAACCTGAGTAACGGTTCTTGGCAGCTTTTGTCTAGTCCCTGGACGCCCACTAGGACGTAGGACTTCGCCAGTGGTAATCCGTGTACCAGGGATTGCAGGAGTCTGCTGACCTTGAATCATTGGACCAGCAGGTCTACCAGCCATGCTACGAATAGCTTGTGCAATTGAACTATTGCCTAGAGAAGAGCGTCCTACTGGACTAGATGCTTGTTTGATGAGTTGATTAGCAGCACCCGAACCAATAGAAGGAGCTGTCTGACCTTTATCCTTCATGCTCGCTTGAACAGAAGAGATTCGATTAAGAGCTTTAGATACATTACCACCGGCTGCTTTAACAATACCTTTCATCTCACCTTTGGAGATGGTTGGTCCAGCAGCACGGATTACTTGTTTAATTTTTGCTTGACTTTTGTTCTTTTTCTTGTCACCTTTAGCCATTGTTGTCTTCCGTGATACGATGGTTAATCCACTCGACCACAGAACGTTGGCCGGAGCGGTACATTATTTGAGCAATTGATTCATCCGGGTGGGGATTAGTAGGTGGAAAGTTCTCATCTAATTCAGCGATGAGTGAGCTTAGCTGAAGACCGTGTGTCTCAAGCGTATTGAGGTAGATTGGGGTTTGCATGTTCAAAGAAGGCAGGCATACGAGCACGACGTGTGTCAGAAAGCTCAGGTGCCTTACCTTGATACATTAAAGAGTCGCTGGAATCCAGCCAAAATTTTTGTCTAGATATTTAATGGAGGTATTTTTACCTAGAGGTTCAAGCACCCAATTAATGGTTGCCTTCCTGAGCTTATCGAGAGAAGGACTCCAATCGAGACCAAGCTCAGTACATACCAAGCTATTCGCTGCAACATGGACTTGTTCATCACGTGAGATGTCAGCGCTTACTGTTCGGAGACCAGCATCACCGTTAAATCTGAAGAATGGGAGGAGCACAAAGAAAATTGCACGTTCGGCAACCAGTGCTTTGAGGATCGTGTGATCTGGATGAGCAATCCAGGCGTCCCTAAGCTTCTTCGCTTCGGCTTCAGCCTTTTCATCAACGCCGATAGCGTTGGCGATGTAACCGAGTGCAAGGTCGTGATTTTCCTCGTCCTTGATATTGGATTGAAGGAGATCCCTCGCCAGGTTTGGAACTTCATTCTTTAGTGCATCAGTAATAAAATCTCCAACGGGAAGTTCCATGTGGCGGATAGCCAAGGCACGGTAGATGGTTTCTTCTGCACCTTCACGGAGCTTCCCAGCTGTGGTCTGTACCGGAGACCACTTCCGTTTACGATTCAATAGTTTTTGATAGGGGTTCATTCGCCGCAATTACAATCAGGAGCAAGTGGCGGACTTGCGCCCACCGGATCATTTAGAAGAGACTCCAGGTATGCGGTAACGTCACCATCATCCAATGCGGCATATGCATCAGACTTGTCTTGAACGTCGCCCATTACCTGAAGCGAATAGTAAAGAGAAGTCTGTGGACTTGCCAACCAATCTTCGATGAATTGCTCATCATAGGTAACCACATCTGACCAGCTGTTGAAGGAGTATCCATGCAACAATCCGGTGCTATCGAGCAGACGAATGATGCCGTCTACTACTCGTTTGTATGACTCCCAGCCAACTTCAGACGCGATCTCAACAGGACCATAGTCGAAGCTCTGGACGCCAAAGGTGCCGCTATCGCGGTCCACTTGACGGGCAATGGGAGGAGCGATCTCAGGACAGGTAGTGTACCCATCGAGATCAGTGTAGCGATAACTGCACGAAGCAGTAGGAGCGATGGCAAAGGCACGTTCCATCTTGTTTGCCTTAGCGATTTCTGCAGCGGCTTGGATACCAGCCTTAAGCTCCTGAGCGATCACATAGCCAGGAGTAGAGGGATAAGGGCGACCACTGTTTAGTGCTTCAAGAGCACGACCAAAGTCATTATAGGTTACTCCTTGGGTTCGGAGAAGGTTGGCAAGTCCCAGCATTCCGAGACCGACTTGGCGATCAGTCTCTGAAGGCAAGTACTCTCCGCTTTCTCCAACATTTGTTTTGCCGTGTAGTTCACACAGTTCGGACATTCCTTGAGCAAACGCACCTCGAATTTCATCGAGTTCACATCCGCCGAGGTTAACATGTTGAAGTAGACAGGTCCCTCGTGAGGGGAGATATACTTCCAAGCATACGTTACCCCGGATTCGATTTCCATTTCGATCTACCTTGGTTTTGTTGAGCCAGATGTCACCACGCTTGATGCCTTCAAGCAGTGCATTCTTTACAGTAGGTGTAGCTTCTTTCCACCAGTGGTCGTTGATGTTGACACAACGTTTGACCCACGGCAATTCACTACGACTGGCGGTGATAAACTCTAGTACATCAGGGTGGCTCAAATCGAGATGACACACCACAGCACCGTTTTTGTATACCCCACCGCGACGAAGGATTTCATTTAGTGTTGAATAAATTTTAGCAAAGGATACAGGACCAGAAGCGACTAATCCTTTACCATTCTCAGCTCCTTTGGGTCGCAGCTTGCTAAGGTGAACAGCAACGCCTGCACCGTATCGGAGTGCATGGCTAACGAAACGCCAGCTGGCTTCGATTCCATTTTCTCCTTCCATCGTGTCTTCCACAACGAAGACGGTACAGGAGACAGGCAGGCGAGAGGTTGGATCATCAATCCAGGATTGTACACGACCAGTACGAGCAATAAGTTCTTTAGGTGGTTTCGACATTATCAAACAAGATCATTAAGGTTTGGTGGTTGATAGTTCGGTCCCTTCAAGACCTTCCCATCTTCACGGTAGATAGGATTACCGTTGTCGTCTAATTTAGACAGGTTACTTTGGTGGACACGATCCAGAGCTTCATCTAGATCCCATCCAAGATTAGCAGCGTACTGGTAACACACATAGACCAGATCAGCTAGTTCTTTTAGGCACTCTGCAGAGTTAACTACAAGACCCATGATGAGTTGGTTCTCAGCGTCAAGAAACTCTTTGAATTCCTCAACGATCAAACGCCTCTGCAAAGTCCGTGAACCCGGCGTAGTACTGTTCTTCACCTGGAAACTTTTCCTGAATTCGACGGCTTGCTGCTGACGGGTGGAGGATGTCATTTTCTAATTCGTTTTGCAGATAGTGGATTGCTTTGCGTAGATCGTCACGCTTACTGTCTTTATGACCAGCGCGACATATGTATTTAATTGCATTACCAAGGTGGAAGTCTAGTCCTTGGTCTCGAATGAAATCCCAAACTTGGATGCTACCTCGTCGATAGTATTCTGGTCCGGTGGTGTTTGTGGAATTGGCCATTTAGAAACTAAGTTAGATACGTTGTTGCCGAGAACGAAGCACTGCTTCTGGAGTGCAAGGAAGAGAGTAATGATAGCATCAATCTCTCCCTTAGAGCCATTCAGTGCGTCTTCAATCTGACGCATCTTGAACTGCTGCTCCATTGTCAGTTCTGTCACTGGTGGTGGTGGGAACCCAGTGCTTGATTTGTTCATTGAGAAAGTCATAGTTCTCCGCTTGTAGGATTTTAGCAAGACGTGCATTAAGTAACGCTACGTCTTCATCTAGATCCTTCTCAGCAAAAGCATCTACAACTGTCTGCCAATTAGATCCATGTTGTTCAAGGAGAGCGTCTGCTCTCTTGATACCAATACCAGGAACACCAGAGTAACCATCGGTTTGGTCTCCTGCCATGGTTTGTATTAGGTGCCACCGATCACCCTCTTCCTTAGTGATGTACTCTACACCATCAGTGAAGTTGTACAACTCACCAGGTATCTGTCTCATGTCCTTATCAGGACTGCAGATGATGTGACCTTGTTCTCTTGTGGCGTAGATACCTAAGGCATCGTCTGCTTCAAGCGTCGGGATGATGACAACCGGGAACGTCTCTTGAAGCGCCTTGATGACACGTTTGTAACCACACGGCTTCTTTCGGTTTCGATGTCCTTTATAGTTTGGGTCGAGAGATTTACGAAAGTTGCTAGAATCAGAAAAGAAAAGAATAGAGTCGTCAAAACATCCTAAGTCATTTGCGATGTTGTAGAGATCACGCTCTACAGCAGCTAGTGCCTCACTAAACTTACTAGTGACTACAATAACATCATCGCCATAATCAATTTCTGTCTCACATGCTGCACAGCATTTGTAGACAATGTAATCAGCATCAATAAGTAGACTCATCCTTGTCCCCGCTTGAGCTTTCGCCCACGCTTGGGAAGAGAACGTCGTCCATTACCTTGGTGGGTGTGTTTGTATTTAGCACGGGATTGGAACTCAACTCGACCCAGTGCTGTCTTGGATTTTACTGCCATTAGTTTGTGGTGAATTAGTGAACGTCTGCCCAGGTTTGTCCGATCTTACCTTCAGCTGCGATTGGGATTCTAAGACCATAGCTTTCTCCAGCTGTGAGGGAGGATAACTCAAGAGCTGATCTGAGCGTGTCGGCATACTCTGGAGGGCATTCAAATTGTAGTTCGTCATGTACAAAGGCTAGTTGATAAGCCTCGATTTGATTGAGTTTGATTACATTATGAGTGTGAACCATCCATAACTTCGCTACACAACCCGCGCTCCCTTGCAGTAGGTAGTTAAGGGCTTTGTGGCTACCATCAACAGGGCAGCGGCGACCATCACACAACTGTATGTAACCAGATTCCGCCTTGGACTTAACCGCAGTAACCAGTTTCTCAAGTCCTGGAATTGCATCCATGTAAGCTTGACGGATCTCTTTACCCTTGGCAGTGGCAGCTTTGTCAGATAGTTGAGGGTCATAACTAAGTCCAATCTTTTTGTCACCTGCCCCATAGAGGAAGGCGTATGTGACCGTCTTAACTAGGCGACGGCTAATGCCTATCTTGTCTGCATTCTCTTGGTGAATGTCACCGTTGAGAAGTACATCTCCGTACCTACCTCCATCATAGCGAGCTAGGTAATGTGCAAGCATTCGCAGTTCAATGCCTGCCAGGTCAGCACCTACCATAACATAGCCAGGGCTAGCAGTAAAGAGTTTCCTGAACTCTAGATCACTAGGCACTTGGGCAAGGTTTGGCTTACGGTGCGCACATCGAAAAGTGTTAGTAGCTACAGAACAGTGGTGATGTATCCGTCCGTCACGTACCAGCTTAAGCCATCCGTTGACACCCTCAGATAACATCCCGAGCTGTTTTGTAAGCTCAAGACAACGAAAGAATTTAAGAGCAATTTCTGATCCGATGTCCTTGAGAACAACCTCATCAATAGTCGCCTTACCTTTATTGGTAAATTCTGTAGGAGTCCAGCCATAAAAGTTCTGCATGACCCAGGCGATGTGATCCCTGGAGGTTGGGTTGAGTTCTTTTAGTCTAGTGAAAGTAGCGTCAGTGACGTAGCCTTGGGTTTTGTTAGGTCGTTTAGGAGTAAACTCCGACCCTGCCACGTAAGGATGCCTGTCGCGTAGTAACTGATTAAGACCTTCAAGCTCTCGTCTGAGAGTTGATTCAAGTTCCCATGCAGCAGGTTCGTTAAAGTACCATCCATGAAGTTCTTGATCTGTAAGTATTTGTGCTACCTGATGTTCTAACGAGATCCATTCAGGTATGGTTGAAAGTGTTTCCAAAGTTTCGTAGTAACAACAACATCTTGTACCATGTAGTCTTGCATCTCCTGCGACCACTCTTTCCAGTCTGATGTCTTACCGAATGAGCCTTTGTACTCACCGAGGCGGTACCCATAAGACTCCAAAGAATGCCTACCATAGAGTTGTAGTGGCATGTTTTTCCATTTGCGTTTGCCGTCGATACTTAGAATATCAGGGTGACAAACACGGCTAAGCACCAGAGTATCCAGAACCCTACCCACGTTGGAAAACCAAGGATAGAGCTTACGGATAACAGGAATATCGTAGTTAATGATGTTATGACCCACAATTTCGCTTGCGTCTTCAAGACGTTGAATGCCGCGAGTGAGTGGTTCAGTATCACCTTCATCGTTGTAGACAAGCATCTGTTCAGTATCTGTATCGTAGATAGCCAAACAGTGGACACGGGTAACATCATACAGAAGTCCGTTTGTTTCTAAGTCAAAGATAAGCGTCATTCCAATGCCGGATTACACCAGCGACAATAAACAGGTTGGTAATGAAGATAAGTGTATTGAATAGTAAGTTAAGACTGAGTAGCTTTATTCGCTGCTGATCCCTGCCATACGTATGTTTTGTCGATGAACTGTGCCTTTTCAACTGCCTCAGGTGTAGGAGGATTGGGACGCTTCAATTTAGCTTGGTAATCAATAACATCAACAAACTGTTTCGACCATGCGTCAGGACAGTCAACCCAAGGCTGATCAGAAATCTGTTGTTGGGTCGAAGTCGTCGTCGGTTGCTTGAGTTTCATTGAATTTACAGGTGGTAAGATCATAGCTCAGTCGGCACGCGACGCCAACCTCGCCAGAATAGCGATTCTTGAGGACTCTAACAGTTGTATCAGACTGTTTGCTTGCACTCTGTTGATCTCTTTCGAGTGCAATAACTGAGTCAGATAACTGTGCAATTGCTGCACTTCCTCTAAGCTGTCCAAGTGTAACACGTGCTCCCTCTTCATGATTCTTGTCTTGTGTGGTGCGTCTGAGGTGGGAGACTAGGAACATTGCAATGCCTGTACGCTCTACAAGAGAACGCAGACGTGTCATAGTTGTATCAATCATCCGACGCTCATCACCATCAAGACCACTCAGAAGGATGGACAGGTGATCAAGGAAGATTACCCTTGTATCAAGACCCGCTGCCAAGTACTCAATTCGGTTGTAGATGAGATCTGGATCAAAAGAACCAAAGCCGTCAAAAAGAAAAGGTTCCAGTTAGCAAGAGTCGCTTGATAAGCTTCGGTGAGGCTAGATCGGTCATGTTCTCCAATGTGTAATGATTTACCAACTGCTGCGGACATCAATCCGAGAGCTGTACGACGGTTAGATTCTTCAAGTGCCAAGTAACCGACCCGTTCTCCTTTACGTAACAAGTCAGTTGCGAGTTCACGACAAAAGGATGACTTCCCGATTCCGCTTCCTGCAGTAATCGTGACAAGCTCTCCATACCTGATCCCGTGAAGCTTTGCTTGCAATCCTTGAAATGGATAGTCATGATTAGATGGTGGTGATGGTGTTGTTACAAGCTCTAGGAGTGATTTGCCGTCAACGATCCCATCTGGACGGTAAGGTTTCGCGTTCCAAATAGCTTCACGAATCGCTTGAGAGTCATTGGTAGAGAGGGCGTCTGACGCATCTTTGTAATCACCTTGGAGCGATGCAATCTTGCACTTGCCAGGTGGTAATACGCTTGCTGCCTCCTCCGTTGCCTTACGGCCTGCCTCGTCATTGTCGAAGAACAAGACAATCTCCTCGTAACCCTGGAGCCAGGGGATAGCCCGTTGTATCGACTTTTTGGCCGCTGCGGAACCGCTAGGTATAGACACCATCGGCCACCCCGGCATAGCTTCACTACACGAAGCTGCATCGAGTTCCCCTTCAGTAATAACGACTCGTTTTCCAGTGGCGGGAAACAAATGTTGTCCAAAGAGGCAGGTAGCTGGTTGTCCTTCATAACGGAAATCTTTGTCTTTGGTTTTTGTCTTGCATCCAATTAGGATACCGGACTCATCATAGTAGTGGAATCGTAGTACGTCACCATCTTTAAAGATCTTGTACTGTTGACATACTTTCTCTGAAATGTTCCGCTTATTCAGTCGTGTGGCGGAACCTTTGAGCTGTACATTGGTGGACATTTTATGAGTGTGAACAACTTCTTCAGTGTGACCGTAGCTATTGCAAGCAAAGCAAAAAGTATGGCCATCAGAATACAATGAGTTTGCATCTGATGAGCCACACGTATCACACGGTAAGTGCCTGACGAACTCGCTTTCGCAGGTCTGCATAAGCTCGTGCTTGCTCATCGTGATAATCAAACCATGAATCAATTGCTCGGTAGAAACCTTCAATCAGGTTCTTAGTTGTGTCAGGAGATTCGGCATCTACATCAGCAAGTAGATCACCAAACATATCTGCGTAAAAGTCAGCTGTGCCGTATTTTAGGTAAGCCATTCGATTGGGATGGAGTGGAATGCACACCAAGGAAAGCCGTGTTTCTCAGCCCACTTGGCGTAGGTGGTTTTAGATCCTTTGTAGATCTTGTTAAAGGGAGTTTGAAAGACGAACCGAATATCTAATTCGGGATTTGCTTTCTTCACTGCTTTCATCTTCCTTCGGTCTTCCTCGCTGAGGTGACCCTTGGTCTCTAGAAAGACACCATTCGGTAAAAGAAAGTCTGGGGTGTAATTGCATTGAAGAATGTAAGGAACTTTAGTTGATTCGTATTCGTATTTTACTCCCAACTCAAGAAGAAGATCAGACACCTTCTCCTCAAGACCGGAGCGGAATCTCATTAGAAGTCGTCATCACTAGCTGCGTCGTTGAGCGTTACGTTAGGCTCAGACGCTTTGAAACCCTTTGTTTGACCAAAGAGAGCTGCCACTTCAGTTTCACCAAGGTCGCCTGTGTCAACACCTGCAGAGGAGCCAACAGAGACCACTTGGATACCGACAAGTTTAAGACTTGTACCGTAGGTGACACCATCACGGAGGATGTAAGGCTTCTGTCTAAAGGCAAGCTTAACACGGCTTCCACTGTAGATGGGTGTGTTCTCGTCAGTAATGACTGTTCCTTCAGTATCCACCACGGGCGGCTTAGTCTCTTCATTCCAACTGAACTTAACTTTGTACTGACCATCAGACACCTCTTCCCAAGGCTCAGGCTTCAGTGTAGCACGCTTAGGGTTCTTCAGTTTAGATTGCGCCCACTTGATAGAGTCTTCACGATCTTCTTCAAGCTTCTCAACAAGATCCTTATCGACAATAGCAGACAAGGAATAGCCAAACTTACTTGGCTTCAGTACAGCTTGATAACCTTCAAGGACAACAGGCTGTTGGGTAACGTGGATGGATTGTGCCATTAACAGAAAAAGTAGGTTGATTCGATAACGGATTCCGGTTCAAGGTCTCCGACTATCGGTGGTTCGGTCTCCGCACCTATGTGTGATGCGAAGTCCCGTAGGTAGTCATGCTCTGCAAAGAGATGCATGTAGGTTTCTCGTACAATGGAGGATAAGGTAGACATATCCGTTGCACGACAAAGCACAGAATCATGGATAAGAGCAATGGGTGCGTTAAAGCGTAAGACACTCAAATGTAGCAGGCTAGCATCTAAACTGTGGATCAGGTTAGGAGCTGTTGCGTTCTTGTGGTGGTTGAGATCAACCTCATCAGAATCATCAACAGCCACGCTCATCTCACAGCGACCAAGTAACTGCAGTTGAAGTTTTACTAGTAATTTCTTGTTTAATTTCTGGTGAACAACAAACCCAGAAGGTGTCACCCACTCAAGAAACTCTTTACCAGCTTTGATTGCATTAGCAACTTCCTGCTCAATCCAACTCATTACAGCCATAGGACCAGGTACGACAACATCCATGGCATTGCGTACAGCTTTGACTGTCTTGGTTAGATCATCCTTATCAATCTCTACACCCTTTTCAGCTAGTGCGTCCCTGATGTACCCACGATTAGAGAAAGGTTTGGCATTGTAAGGAACGGTCATAACGACCCTTTTGACAGTTTTTCTATCCATGTAAGGTTGGATAGACTCAGGACAATGAGGAGCAGCTTCTTCAGCAACTACCTTGTATGCATCCTGTGGTTTATCACCAGGCAGGACATTTACAAGACGTGCTGTAGACTTATCTCTAGCTAATCCTGCTAGGATTTGTAGACCTGAACAGGTTGCATCAGTAGCTACCATAAGACGTGTAAACTGCCTATCGGCAGCTACGACACAATGATAGTACTCTTCAGCAGCAGCTAGGAATTGCCAAGGCTCTTCAACTCCTTCCCATAAAGGTAGATTGCGAACTGGATCTGTCGCTATGAGTGTGAACAACTCATGGTTATTTCTTGCCCATTCTAGTCGCTCAGTCATTGGTGCTTTATCAAGACCAAATGTAGTAGCTACTTGAAAGGCTAACCAGTCCTCTGCTTCAGGAGTCATATAAGACCCATCAGCAAAGATCAATAGACTTTTTCCAAAGTCTGTATCTTGAGGAGTAAGGAAGGCAGGAATAGGATAAGCTCTTCCTCTATAGTCAAATGACCACGGAATAAAGAACTTAGGTACGTCCTTGAATCTATTTACTGCCTCCATAGTCATGCGAGTTCGACAGGATTTTTTAGATTCTTGATACTGTAAATCCTTCACCTGTTTCATTGCCCTTTTGTATTGCTTCCTCGATTCCTCGTTCTCAGCAATATCAAAAGGTTTAGGTGGCTCTGCATGATTAACAACAGGTAGAAACTTGCCAACAGGTCTTCCCAATCTAGCAAGATCCTCTGCTACCTCCACGATGAATGGATTAAGAGTGAAGGCAACCTTCTGAATCTTGTTCAGAAAGTCTATTGGTGTTTCCCCCTGTATACACCCGTGGTTACCGCGCCTAACCATATGATGACCACGCATAACCTCGTTGAGAAGGTATCCACCGGCACGATCATTTGTCCAATTGTTAGGCTCGATTAGCATTGGCCAAGCAAGAGGAGCAAACAACTCTGCGTCGTCCATCACTTTATCTTTTATGCGGAGAAACTCAGGTGTTGGGACGATGTAGGATATCCTATTTCTACCCTCGTTTCTCACTTCTCTAGTAAACCATCCAGATGTATCTATTATACAATCAAGCATCCAGACACCTATTCGGACCCTAGCCTCCCTACCCCAATGACTCCACTTGATGTCCCGCCTACTCATCAAGCTTTGTATGGATGTTAGTTTGTTTCCTGTACCACTTGCTTTATGCCAATAGTTTTTCTTAAGTACATCCAGCAATCCAGGTGCTGAGCGTTCATAAAAACGCATTTGGCACTCGTCTTCAATAGCACTACCAATGGCATCACAAACAGGCTGGGCTTGGTTGCTACCTTCTTTGTAACTGAACACCCTATCAAAGGTAATCTTCAATGCAATGGCAGCAGCAGCTAAAGGTTCTAGATCTTTAATGTATTGTTGTACATATTTAAGTTTAACCCCAGCTTGACCTTTTGTCAGACGGAGGTAAGAATCTTCAATACGCTTCACCAAAATAGGTAAGAGCATATCAATAGACGCAATGCCATACACACTAGCCGATGCATAACTCTTTTGCTGTAGTGCGTCCGTGTTATCCCTTAATCGCTTGAGTCCTTGACGTATCTGGTCACGCTCAAGCTGCACCTGTTCATCAATCTGAGCAGGTGTAGCCATCAATTATCCTCCACATTGATGGGCAACTCTACCTCATCAATACATACAAGCTGTGCAAGCTCAGGATACTGCTCGCTGAACTCCTCGTTGAACTGTTCAATGGTAATGATGCTCATTGGAAATCCTCAGGTGTAGGTGGCTTTAGAAGGTGAATAGACTCATGATCGCAGACAACAAACTCGCTATCTGCTTGATCCATTAACTGGCTGACTTTACGTTGAGCAGCAGCACGTTGCCGATACACATGCTCGCTTACCTTACGTGTCTCAGGGTCAGTAACACGAATGATACAACACACAGACGATGGTAGCTCCCAACCGCCTACCTTCCAAGACATAACCTCCTCGAAGGTGTGTTGCTCAAACAGCTCATCAGGTGCGTCCTTGTATTCTTGCCAGTTGTTGTCAAAGTACTTCTTACCACTCATCAGTTTGCCTCACATTTAACAGTTGATCGTTGCGTTCACGGGACAACTCCAAAGCAGTCCATGCGGCTTGCTCAGAGTTGGGTGCAAGGAGATACCAAACACCTGAACTAAGGGTGATCTCGTACTCACGAAGACCTTTGTAAGTTGTGTACATAATTAGTCGTACTTGCTGATAATTTTTACAACATAAAGACCCTCAGTATAGCCTAATTCAAACTGACTCCAGGCAACATACTCAGCCTCATCTTTGTCACGAAAGTAATCAACAACCTCATCTCCTTGAAGAACTGCGTACATGTGTTGTTAAGCGAGTGAACAAAGAGACCAAATGTGTAGCCACAAGTATACACAAAGGCTATACTTGCAGCCACTATGAGTGTGAAAAACTGTAGGTATTGTCCTACAAGTATATCACTTGGAAGCTTCATCTGTCTCCTCCTTAAGGTATTCAGTCAGTGCGTCCTTGATCTCATTTAGATTGCGCAGCTGATGCTCACCTAGCCTTGCTTTAGGTGTACCCTTGAGATCAACAACAAAGAAGTTGCGAGCAAAGCAGATAACATTACCTACATCTGCACCGTAGATTTCAATCTGTTCATCATCCTCAGTGTAGAATGTGAACGAGTTGTCACCAGTATAGTAACCAACATGAGAGATGTTGGCGTTGATGGTGTAGTTGGTGGATAGTTTCATCAGTCGTCGAAGGTGAAGTAAGTGTCCAGTTGTAACCAGATCTCTTTGCGTAGTTGATTACTTAAAGCAGTAAGATCTTCAGGATGCTCACTAGTATTTAATGCAATAGTGATGCCATCATCAATCAACCGCTCAAGCAGTGCTTGTATTTTTAATTCCATTACTCAGCAAACTCCAAGGCAAGGGATTGAAAATCATTGAGCCAATGCTCTACCTTATGTAACTCATCAGGTGCTAACGCATCACGTACCTGTGTCTCACACAGTGCACGTTGCATTAACTTAAGCAATGGCTTGAACTCATCAGGAAAGGTAGGCACCTTAACGTAGGTGTCATGTGTGTAAGCGTCAGTCAATCCAATTCTCCTTAGGTGTAGTGGATAGGTAGTAGTAAGCACGTCCATGCTCAGCTACTTGATACTCACGCAGCATAGCATACGCTTCGCTACGAGTAGGATACTCATCACAGGTCTCATCATAGCGACCCTGTTGACGGTTAATGTAGTAAGTCATTCAGTTCTCATTGATAGGGTAAACATCAAAGACACGTTCAGGGTACATTGCTTTGCAATCACCCATCACCCATGCCTCATCATATGAGTCGGCATGTACATACTCAGTGGCACACACAGGTGTGTTGTAACCACGGTTATAGTTAACTTGGTAAAGCATAATCAATTGGGTAAACAATCGTAGCTTGAAGGCTACAGAAAGGATCAGTTACGATCCCTAAGTGTAGACATCAGGCAGCCAATGCTTCGGCTTCCATCTCATTGACAGTGTGTTGTGCATAACACCATGCCTCAACAACAGCCCAGACAAGATCGTTCTTGAGGGAACGAATAGTTGAACCAGTGTCTACGAAGTCAACCATAGACAGCTCGCAATCGTTGAGGTAATCGTAGATCTCATCCTCATACTCATCGAAGAACTTCTCATTCTCAGAGTAGTAGATGAAACCAGACACACCACCGGAGCAGCCATAGTTGGCCACGTCCTTGATCTCATCTGCATCAGTGAAGCGTGCAGTCAATGCATCATGCATCGTCATGTTTGTGTAAAGCAAGTGAACATGTGTAGCTGTGTGTAAGCTACAGAAACCCATCATCAATGTGATGGGAGAGTGTAACTAACTAGCTAGCAATCAGCCGTGTTGAAGTGCATTCTCGTAGACACGAGTTGCATTCACAAGGTTGTTGTTAACCCAGAACCCAAGCGACATGTTGGGTTGTGCTAGCAGGTTAAGGATAGCACGACGAGACACATTGATGTAGCTGTATGCATACCCATTCTTGAAATCGACACAAGCAGTGCCACGAATAGGATCAACAAGCAGACAACGAATGGCAGAAGAAGTGCGATTGGTAACGTTGAACATGTAAACAAAAGACAAGTGGATAGTTGTAGCTAATAAGCTACAGAAAACCATCAACATATGATGGCTAAGTGTAGCCAACTAACCTCAAGCGTAGCAGTTATACCAATCGTCGTGGTCAACAACTCCAACCCAATAAGAGTTAGGATTCTCAACCATATAAGCATTGGAATACTTAACAGCTGTGTTGTAGTCACTGAAGGAGACAACGCGCTTAGCGTTATCCTTGGTGATAGCGTCAACAACGTACCAAAGCATGGTGTAAATAAGCAAGTGAACATCGCACTCCTGAGTATCGCTTCCACCTCAGTCGAATGCATGAAATGCCATGATCATACTTGTATACCGCCTGTGGCTCGGCGGTGTATCCATACTCTACCACACCTCGCAGTCACTGACCCATGCTGCTTGTCGAGACCTAGCGGTTACTCCGCTAACGGTGTGCTTATTCGGTTGTCTAGGTTCGATGCTCTCACCATAGCATGGCTGGAGCGGTTTGTCAAGGAGTGGTGGTCGGCTTGTCAGGTGGCACAGTGCCAAGGCTGCTTGCCGTATTCAGTTGTCGGTTGCCTCTCATCTCTTCTGGTTGAAGTTTCGAGACTCTCCTCACCCTTAACAGGGAGAGTCGAGATACTCTCAACATCAAAGAAGAGTATGGGTAGAGCCTAGCAGCTCGGAGCAGTGGACAGTGACAGCAAGTGGCACATAGTACAGCCTGATCCCTGTTGTTGCAGTGGTTATCAGTGTTGCTTATGGTACAGTGTATCGCTGTAATCCATTGGTATCACTGGGTTCTCAATAGTGTTCTCAATAAGGTCTACAGATGTGTGAGATTGGTACATCTGTTCCGTACAACTTGTACAGTTTGTTTGTACTAGTGCTGCTGCCTCGTTGCGTGCGTGTCCAGCGTACCTGTGCCTGATGC